CTCTATTAGAGGATTTCAATTAGAGTATACTCCTGGAGGAAGATATTAATGGCTATTCAAGGGTACGATAAAACTTCTACATATAGTAATTTAGCTACTGGTAATGTAATTGAGGCAGCATACTTTACAAATGAGTATGCAGAAATATTTGCTGCTTTTGCTAAAACAACCAGTACAACTGCCAGTGGTCATAGACATGATGGTGGTGATGCAATGGGCGGGTATGTTGCATTACTTTCTGATAGTGATAATGATACTAAAATTACTTTAGAAACTATTAGTATTTCTGGTGGAGCACCTAGTTATACAGACTCAGATACTATTACTATTGTTGCAGGTAGTGCTACGATTGCAACGATTGATTCAGGAGATATAAATGTAGCAGCAAATAAGGGAATAACTTTTGGCGATGATGGGGAGAAGATCGAAGGAGATGGTACTGATCTTACTATCTCTGGCAACAATATTAAGCTTACTGCAACTGCTGATGTTGTAATTCCTGCTGATGTAGGCATTACTTTTGGAACTGGTGAGAAAATTGAAGGAGATAGTACTGATTTAACAGTTACATCTGGTGGAGCAATTAATCTTACAGCTACTACTGATGTAGTTATTCCTGCTAATGTAGGTGTTACATTTGGTACAGGGGAGAAAATTGAAGGAGACAGCACTGATTTAACAGTTACATCTGGAGGAAAAATTAATCTTACTGCTACAAGTGACGTAGTTATTCCTGCTGATGTGGGAATTACATTTGGCACTGGTGAAAAGATTGAAGGAAATAATACAGATATCACGGTAACATCAGGAGCAGACATTAACCTTACAGCAACTGCTGATGTTAATATTCCAAGTGGTGTGGGTGTAACTTTCGGTGATGATGGAGAAAAGATAGAGGGTAATGGCACAGATCTAACAATTAGTGCAAGTGCTGATCTTAATCTTACTGCTACTACAGATATTAATATTCCAGCTAATGTAGGTCTTACATTTGGTGATGATGCAGAAAAGATTGAAGGAGATGGAACAGACCTTACAGTTTCAGGTAATAACATTAACCTTACTGCTACGGCTGATGTTAATATTCCAAGTGGTGTGGGACTTACGTTTGCTACTGCTGAAAAGATTGAATCTGATGGTACAGATTTAAGCATAACTGTTGGCTCTGGTGGTGACATTAACATACCAGCAGATATTGGTCTTACGTTTGGTGATGATGGTGAGAAAATTGAGGGTGACGGAACGGACCTAACTATTTCTTCTTCTGCTTTAGCTACGATTGATGCAGGTACTGATATTACTCTTGATGCAGATGGCGGAGATATTTTCTTCAAGGATGATGGTACTACATTTGGTAGTGCTACTAATACAAGTGGTAATTTAATTATTAAATCTGGTACGACTACTGCTCTTACTTTTAGTGGTGCTAATGTTACTGGTTCTGGAACTTTTGAAGCTACTACTATTACTGCTAGTACTTCTTTTGTACCAGATGCATCAGGTGGAGCAGACTTAGGTTCAACTAGCTTAGAATTTGGTGATTTATATATTGCAG